GAAAGCCTAAATGGCCAAGTAGAAAACAATGTTGGCTTAAATACATCAGTAACAGAACTAAAGCGCAAACTTATTATTAAGGAAATGGCTAAGGATCTGGCAGATACTGAAGTAAATAAATTGACAAAACTTTTAGAAGGTGTTGATTTCGAGAATGAAGAAATCTACAAAGAAAAAGTTTCTGTTATTAAGGAAAATTATTTTCCACGCGACGCTGTAATTAAAGAGACAGCCAAGCAAGCGCTAACAGAGGAGACTGACACGCCAGCTAGCTTCACGCAAAGCAACGATGTTGTTTCAGCTTATGCAAATGCCTTATCAAGAACAATCAAAAGACAATAACTTATAAATAAGTAAAAGTTATTTAAAACAGTCACAACAAGGAGACATAAATGTTTTTATCCGAAAACTACCAAAAGAAATGGGAAGCAATTCTGGATCACCCAGACCTTCCTCCAATCAAAGACAACTACAAACGTCAAGTTACATCTGTATTGTTAGAGAACCAAGAGCGTTCATTACGTGAAGAGCGTAATGCATTGTTTGAGACAGCTCCAACAAACAACATTTCTGCTACTAGCGGTATTGACAAGTATGACCCGATCATGATCGGTTTAGTACGTCGTGCAATGCCTAACCTAATGGCATATGACATTTGCGGTGTACAGCCAATGACAGGCCCAACAGGCTTGATCTTTGCAATGCGTTCTATCTATGGTGCAGAGCGTAACAACACAACAACAAGAAAAGAAGCATTGTTCAACGAAGCAAATACTTCTTTCTCTAGCTCTATGCAAAATGCAGAAGGCAACAACCCAGTATTTGGAACATATAATACTGGTAACGCTACAACAACAGGTTCAATGGAAGGTCAAGATACTTTCGGCGAAATGTCTTTCTCTATTGACAAGACAACAGTTACTGCTAAATCTCGTGCATTGAAAGCTGAATATACAGTTGAATTGGCACAAGACTTGAAAGCAATTCACGGTCTTGACGCAGAAGCAGAATTATCAAACATCTTGTCACAAGAGTTCATGTTTGAAATTAATCGCGAAGTTGTTCGTACAATTTACAAAGTTGCTAAGCCTGGTTCTCCAGGAACAGCAACAGCAGGCACATTTGACCTAGACGTTGATTCTAATGGTCGTTGGTCTGTAGAGCGTTTCAAAGGTCTATTGTTCAACATTGAACGTGATGCTAACCACATTGCACAAGACACACGTCGTGGTAAAGGTAACTTCATCGTTTGCTCTGCAGACGTTGCAAGTGCATTAGCTATGTCTGGTGTTCTAGACTACACTCCAGCTTTGTCAACAAACTTAAATGTTGACGATACAGGCAATACATTCGCAGGTGTTCTAAACGGACGCTACCGTGTGTACATTGATCCGTATTCTGCAAACCTAGGCGCTGCAAATCAGTTCTACATGGTTGGTTATAAGGGTTCTAGCCCATATGACGCAGGTATGTTCTACTGCCCATATGTTCCTTTACAAATGGTTCGTGCAATTGATCCTAACAGCTTCCAGCCAAAGATTGGCTTCAAGACACGTTACGGTTTAATTGCTAACCCATACGTTACATCTAGCGATAGCTTATCTGATTCTGACGCATCGAATTTCACTGCGAACCGCAATCAGTATTATCGTCGTACACGGGTTATCAACCTAATGTAATCAAGCCGGCGAAGATCGGATTTAAAGGGGGAAGTAATTCCCCCTTTTTTAATCTTTGCACATACTACAGGCTATAAATATATAGATAGCATAAAGGAAACAGATGGCTTATACTGCAAACATTGATGTCGTAAAGGATAGTTGGGTAAATTCATTACCTACGACAAATGATTTCTTAAGACCGAACGCATTTAAGTTTAGTATTAAGGACATGCCTAAGACATCTTTTACCTGTCAATCAGCAAACATTCCCGATTTACAATTAGGGTTTGCTACACAACCAACACCTTTTATCGATGTGCCGACAATAGGTGACAAAATTAATTTCGGTGAATTTACAATTCGTTTCATTATAGCTGAGGATATGTCCAATTATTTGGAAATGTATAGATGGTTAATTGCCCTGGGGTTCCCTGACAATTATTCTCAATTCAAAACATTTACAACTAATAGGCCGAGCAGATTCCCGTTTGTTACAAAAACAAGCGGAAAAGAAGAAGTTTTGGCATACTCGGATGGTACTTTGACTATTCTCGACTCGACAAATACGCCTAAAGTAAATATAATATTTAAAAATCTATTCCCTGTGTCCCTACAAGCCTTAGATTTTGATATTGCGTCAGCAAGCGTAGAATATTTTACAGCGATAGCATCGTTCAAATATACTATTTTCGAAGTAGAACCTTTATAATATAACTTGGAGTTATTATGGATAAAAAAATTAAAAAAGTATCGCCTATGGCTTTGCCCCCTGTTCCTAACTTGCCTAAAGCGGGACAACAATCTAGCACAGCAGCAGCTGTTCCTAATGAAAAGAAATTAGAAGTGAGACTAGATGATCTTCGTAAAGAAAGAATCTTTATTGCGACCCCATGCTACGGCGGTCAATTAACAGAAGCGTATTTTCGATCAACAATTCGTTTATTAACATTCTGCAATCAACATCAAATCCCAGTAGCGTTTGGTACAATTGCAAATGAATCTTTAGTTACAAGAGCACGTAATGTTCTTGTGGCATATTTTCTACAAAGCAACTTTACTCGCTTGATGTTTATTGATGCCGATATTGAATATCAAGTTGAAGACGTTATTAAATTAATTGCACACAACAAAGATGTTGCAGTTGGTGCTTATCCTAAGAAGGGTGTTAATTGGCAGCGCATTCGTGATAGCGTTAAACAAACAGACCAACCACTTGATGACAAAGCAATTGCATCTTTTGGTAGTGACTACGCAATTAACTTTAAGTTCCTTAATCGCGAACAAAAACAAATTGCAATTGAAAATGGTCTAATTCGCCTACACGATGGCGCTACAGGCTTCATGATGATTAAACGCGAAGTTATCGACAAGATGATTGAGAAGTATCCAGAGTTGAAATATAACAACGACTTGAATACGCCTCCAGAATTGAATCCTCACTTCTATGCATTCTTCGACACAATGATTGATCCTAAAGACAAGCGTTATTTGTCTGAGGATTACACATTCAGCAGACGCTGGCAAGATATCGGTGGAGAAATCTGGCTTGATCCTTCAATCTCCTTGAACCACTACGGTTCATTCAACTTCCAAGGTAATCCTTCGCAAATTATACAAGTTGGTTAAATAGGTAAATTATATTATGAAATTATCCGATCTACAAGAATCCTGGGCAGAGGATTGTAAGATTAATGAGATGAATCTTGGCCATGAATCTGCGAGGACTCCTAACCTTCATGCCAAGTATTTGAACTACCTATCTTCAACGCGCCTCAACCTTCGTAAAGCCGAATCTGATTATTTGAATTGTCGTCGTAAGAAATATCGTTATTATCGCGGCGAGATGTCACAAGCAGAATTGACAGACGAGGGTTGGGAACAATGGCAAGGTAATAAACCATTAAAGAACGAAATGGATGAGTTTCTAACTGTTGATTACGATCTTGTTTTATATCAAGACAAGGTCGAATATTTTAAAACAGTAATGTATCAGTTAGAACAAATCATTCGCTCTTTGAACAGTAGAACATGGGATATTAAAAATGCTATTGAATGGAATAAATTTACCAACGGCATGATGTAATGGCAGATATCGAATTATCGAAAAAAGACGAAGCATATTTAAAAATAAGATGCGAGCCTTCAATAGGTCAAGAGTTAAACGATCATTTTTCTTTTGATGTTCCTGGTGCTAAGTTTCATCCTCTTTATAAATCTCGTATGTGGGATGGTAAAGTACGACTTTACTCTATGTTCACACAAGAATTATATGTAGGATTAAAAAGTTACCTAGAACGATTCTGTGAAGAACGAGATTATGTTATTGATTATTCTAATTATGTAGAAGAAAACGATGCAGTTACTTACGACATAGTTAGAAAGTTTTGCGAAGATCTAAATGTTGGCTCAAAGGGTAAACCTATACAAATTAGGGATTATCAATTTGATGCAGTATTTCAAGCAATTAAAGATGGCAGGAGATTATTATTGTCCCCGACAGGGTCAGGTAAATCTCTTATCATTTACTGTTTAATCAGATGGCATGAGCGAGTTGGTCGTAGACAATTAATACTTGTTCCAACGACTTCTTTAGTTGAACAGATGTATTCGGATTTTCAAGATTATTCTTGTTTAAATGGTTGGAAAACCTCAGAACATTGTCATCGCATTTATGGCGGTCACGAAAAGTCTAATGAATATGATATTGTCATTAGTACTTGGCAATCAATTTATAAATTGCCCAAACAGTTCTTTGCAGATTTTAAAGCAATTTATGGTGACGAAGCTCATTTATTTAAAGCAAAGTCATTAACAAGTATACTAAATAAATGTACTACCACTCCATATAGAGTTGGGACAACAGGGACATTGGATGGTACTCATACCCATAAATTAGTTCTAGAAGGATTGTTTGGGCCAGTTTATAAAGTCACAACAACCAAAAAATTAATTAACGATAAAACACTTGCAGACTTAGAAATTTTTAATATCATTTTAGAATATTCTGATGAAATTAAAAAGGCACAAAAAGGTAAATCATATCAAGATGAAATGGATTTTTTAGTTCAGCATGAAGCTAGAAATAAATTTATCAGAAACCTTGCAATAACACAAACAAG